TGGATGAATTAATTAAACTTGTTGTTAAATTTTTATTTTTATTTTTATTATTTTTATTATTTTTATTTTTATTATTATTATTATTATTTGTATAATAGTAAGTTATTGAAATTATTAAACTTGATATATTATTATAATTAAAATTTATTTTATTATTATTTTTATTATTTTTATTATTAATATTTTTTTTTTTCTTATTTATTTTTTTTTTAGATAATGCGAATGATTTATTTGATGTATATTTTTTAAGTAATTTAACAACTAATTTATATAATATATTTAGTATGTATTTAATATAATTTATAACAATCCATAAAACTTTAATTATAATATACATTTTACTACATACTATATTACTTTTTTTAATTAAATTTGATAAATATTCATGATTATAATCATTATTATTTTTTTTTAAATTAATTTCTGAATATAATTCTGAATCAAAACTATACGAATTATCAATTAATTTGTTATTTGATAGTTTTTTAGGTAAATTATTATTTATTAAATTACTAAAATATGATAGTAAACCATTATTTTTTTTACTAGTTTTTTTGCTATTTTTTTTACTATTTTTTTTACTATTTTTTTTACTAGTTTTTTTACTATTTTTTTTATTACTAAAAATTTTTTTATATTCAGCAGAAGTGGATAGATTAGAATTATAAGATATTATATCTGAACTATGTAATATATTATTAATTTTAGTATCGACATCAAATTTATTATTAATATCTTTATATTTTATTAATTTCATATATTCCTTTATAATATATATAAGAAAGTTTTTTTAAAATATAAATTATTAAATTAACTTTAGATTATATATATCTATTATATATATATATGTTAAGTTTTATAATAACTTGTTATAAATATTTTAAAGTATTTTTTAATGCTATTTTATTTTTTTACGTATATAAATATTTTTTCGATACATGTAATGAACGTATATTAATTAAAGATAAAAAAACTAAAATAAAAAGATATGTAACTAAATCTAGAATATTACTATCATTAATATATTTTGTATTATTATTATCAATTTATTTATTAGTATCAATTCGTATATTAATTATAATTGGTTTAGTATTAGTATTAGGTATACTAATATTCCTTAATAAATTCAATCCAAAATTAATTAATTTTTTAACATTAAAAGATAATGATAAAACATTAAGATTTGTATGGAAAGTATTTTATACTATTGTAAATTTAGTTTTAATGATATTACATCCTATTCATAAAGAAGTTAATGATAAAATAAATAATAGTTATAATAATTGTAAAAAAAATATAATAACTAACTTATTTAATGATGATAATTCTAGTGATAATATTTTTGCAAATATAATTAATAATTTTAATAATTTTAATATATTTAGTGGAAGTAATGATGTATCTAATACTTCGGATTATCTTATAAAAAAGAAATCTGATAATAATAAATTAAATTTAAATAATGATAAACAAGATAATGATGAACAAGATAATCAAAATAATAAAAATAATGAAGATGAAAAAAATGATAAAGATGATGATACAGAAGATGATGAAAAAGATGATGAAAAAGATGATGAAAAAAAAAATAAAGAAGATAGTGAACTTAAAGAAGGTAATGAACATACAGAAGATGAAGAAGATGAAGAAGATGAAGAAGATGAAGAAAATAAAGAAGACAAAGATAAAGAAAATAGTAAAAATGATAAAAATGATATAATTGAAATATTAAAAAAGATGGATATAGTATACAACAATAATTAAGTATAAAAATAGAAATAAGTATAATAGAAAGATTAATAAAAATTGATTTTAATTTAAAAACAAGATATATATATATCTTATATTTAGAAAAATATGCAAACAACAGAAGATGAAAATTCTGAATTAACGAATAATAAAATATTTGAATTATTGGATGCTCGTTTTTCTAAGAAATTTATATTATTTGAGCATTTACACAATTCATATAATGATTTAATAAATCAAGTAATAAATTTTTTAAAGACGAATGATAATATATTTGAAGAGAATAGGATTGGTAATTTGATATATAGATATAAATTTAAATTTGAGAATATATTTGTAAGACCACCATTGAACGACAATGGCGAGTCATTAATGTATCCGATGGATGCACGAGATAGAAATTTAACATATACTTTAAAGATCTTAGCAAAAATTACTCAAATTCAAGAAATATATGATTTAAATAATAAGGAAATAATCTCTATTAAAATAATAGGAAATCAAACAGAGAAAGAAACTATAGTATCGATACCATGTATGGTTAGATCAAAATATTGTTCATTAGAAGTGATAAATGATTATACCAAGCGTGATTGTGAATATGATCCTGGAGGATATTTCATAGTAAATGGTTCTGAAAAGATAGTATTATCATTAGAGCGTATGGTAGAAAATCGTGTATTAGTATTTTTAAAGAAAGATGGTTCAAATAATATATATCAAGCGAAAATTAATTCCAAGTCAATAAATCCGAATATAATGATGCAAGGTATTGAAGTTCGTTTAGAGAAGAATTATAATATAGTAATCAAAGTTCCGATATTAAACGAAGTATCAGTATTTGTATTAATGAGAGCTTTAGGATTAGAAACTGACAGAGAGATAGTAAAGTATGTAGTATATAATGAAGATGATATTGATATGTTAAATTTATTAAAAATTTCAATTGATTTATCAAAAAAGGATGGTAAAAAATTAATTTTATCAAAAGAAGATGCTTATTATAGTTTAACAAATAAATTAAGAGTTGTTAAAAAATATACAGATAAAGATAAAAAATTACAATATGATGAGAAGAAAGAACATTTAGAATCTCTTTTAAGAAATGCATTTATTCCTCATATTACTGTTGATCACAATGATGATATTTTTAGAGCCAAAGCGTATTATTTAGGTTATATGGTAAATAAATTATTAAATTGTTATCTAGGTAGAACTCCACCAGATGATAGAGATTCATTTGTAAATAAAAGAATTGACATGCCAGGTGATTTAATATTTGAATTATTCAAGCAACATTATAAGAAGATGTTAAATGATTGCAACAAGTTTTTCAAGAAACGATCAGGTTCAAATCATGAGAATCCATTAAATATTATTAATCAAATTAAACCGACAACTATTGAACAAGGAATTAAATCAGCAATGATGACTGGTAATTGGGGTAAAAAGAAAGGTGTGGCTCAACCCCACCCTCGTTTAACTTATTTACAAAGTCTTTCTATTTTAAGGCGTGTTGATTATCCTAGTTCAGATACATCAACCAGTAAACTAACCGGTATAAGAAGTTATCATCCAAGTCAAACTGGTTTTTTATGTTTAACAGGAGATACTGAAATTTTAATGAGTGATGGAACAATTAAATTAATTAAGGATATTAAAAACGGTGATTCGGTAGTTTCAGTTGATAGTGAAACAATGGAAGAAATAAGTACACCAATTAAAAACTGGTTTAAACAGGATTGTGATAAATTATTAAAAATAACAACAATTTCAGGCAGAGTAATTAAATCTACTCCAGATCATAAATTTCTAACAAATGTAGGAGATAAATATGAAATGGTTGAAATTGGTAAATTAAAGATCGGAGATAATTTAATAATCAGACATTCACCTAAATATATTCCACTTGATAAAACAACCGAAGTAATTATTAAAGTTGGGTTATTTAAGCAATATGGATTAGAATTATTAGAATTAGGTTATTTAGATAAACCTATTTCACAAAATAAATTAGAAATATTAGCAAGATTAATTGGATTTAATATTATAAATGGGCATATTGAAATTAGACCAAATGAAAAATATTATGATTGTTCATTTAGTGTTAGTGAAGAAAAAGATGCTTATGATTTATTAGATGATATTATAAAATTAGGTTTTAGTACACCATCAATTTCAAGAAGCACAACAACACATATTAATTCTAAGAACGGTAAAGAAACTATTTATAATACTTGGGTAGTTTCAAAAAATGGTGCATTTGCATATTTATTAAATTATTTAGGTGCGTTTGAAGGTAAAAATGAAAAATCTAGAAAAGTTCCAGAATGGATTATAAATGCTAATAAGAGAATTCAAAGAGAATTTATTAGTGGATTTGTTGCAGGAAATGGCTGTAGATTATCGATGAATTTAAATCAAAAAACATACAAAATTTCTTGTGATGATATATGCCAAATTTCTTCTAAAGAATTTGTTACAGATACATTAAAATATTTGGAACAAATATCATCATTATTTAAATTATTTAATATTGAAAACGAAACTTATAGATATGATGACTATGAAATAGAAGAAAAAGTAAAATGTGTTATTAGTATTGGTTCTTCATATGAAAATTTAAATAATTATGCTAATATAATTAATTTTAGATATTGTAATGAAAAGAGGAGAAAATCAAGTTTGACAATAGAATATATTAAACATAAAAATCATTATGCTGATATTAAAGATAGTATTTATAATGATTTATCTTCAAGTTATGAAGATTTTATTAAAGATACAAATATTGATGGTGAAAAATATTTAATAAAAATTAAATCAATAGAAGAAATACCTCCTGAACCAGTATATGATTTTGAAACTGTTTATCATACACATAGTTTTGTAGCTAATTCGTTCGCCTTGAGCAATTGCGCTGTAGAGTCTCCAGAGCATAGCAACATCGGTTTAGTTAAACATTTAAGTTTAGTAGGATCAATAACTATAGGTTCGCAAGATCAGTCTAGTTTAATTTACAACATGTTAAAAGACAATAACAAGTTTGTGCACATGAATAATCATTCATTAAATTTAATATCAGAATATACGAAGATATTTTTGAATGGTGAGTGGATAGGATTTACTGAAAAGCCATATGAAATTTACAAAGAATTAAGAAAATTAAAAGAGAATGGTATAATACTAAGAACTAATGGAATAATATATGATATTCAGAATGGTGAGATTAAGATTCATACAGAATCCGGTAGATTATATCGTCCAGTATTAAATGTAAAAGATAATAAAATTTTACTAACAGATAAAATAATTGCAGATATATTAAATGATAATAAATTAACTAATTTGAATAAATGGGATCATTTAATGACAAAATATCCTGAAGTAATAGATTATATTGATATGGAAGAACAATATTTTTCATTAATAGCAGAATATAAAGATAAAGTAACTGAAATGAAAAAAAGAGAAGATCAAGTAATACCAGATGATAATAATCCAATTATTAACAGATATGATAATTCGATGATTTTACGTTACACTCATTGTGAATTTCATCCAACTGTAATTTTAGGTATAATTGCCAACAATATTCCATTTTCAAATTATAATCAAGGTCCTAGAAATATTTTTCAGTATGCTCAAGGACGTCAAGCGATGGGTTTATATGTATCAAATTATCGAGATAGATTAGATATATCGTATATATTATATAATACCCAAAAACCGTTAGTAAATACCAGAATTTCAAAATATATTCACACCGATATTTTGCCATGTGGTGAGAATGCTGTAGTTATGATTGGATGTTATAGTGGTCATAATCAAGATGATTCGATTGTCTTTAATCAGACGTCAATCGATAGAGGATTATTTAGATCTATTTCATTAAAAAAATGGACTTCAAAAATTGAGAAAAATCAATCAACATCACATGATGATATATTTATGAAACCAGATATAACTAAATTAACTGGTACTAAAAATGCTTATTATGACAAATTAAATGAAAAAGGTTTTGTACCAGAAGAAACAACTGTTGTAAATGGTGATGTAATTATAGGTAAAGTAACACCAATTCAACCAGCACCAGGATCTAACAAATGTTTCAAGGATTCATCTGAAATTTATAAATCACAAGAACCAGCAATTATCGATAAAGTATTTAACGGAATATATGATTCGGAAGGTTATGAAATGATTAAAATTCGTACTCGATCAGAACGTATACCAAAGATAGGAGACAAATTTTGCTGTTTTTCGCCAAAGCATGACATTTTAACAATAAATGGTTGGAAAAAAGTTGGAGAAATAACAGTTAAAGATAAAGTTGCAAGTTTAATAAATGGAAATACATTAGAATATGTAAATCCACTAGAAATAATGGATTACGACTATGATGGAAAAATGTATTCAATTAAAACAGACTTTGTTGATTTATTGGTTACACCAAATCACAGAATGTATATTTCAAAGAGAGATTCAAATAAATATGAGATTGATTTAGCTGAAAATATTATGAATAAGCCTAGAAGATATAAAAAGAATGTTGAGAATTATAAAATTAATAATAAGCATTCAATGCTATCTTATGTTGATTCAGTAACAAATAAAGAAGTAACTTATCCTACTGGATTTATTCTTAAAGATGAATTAAATAAAGATGATATTAATATTCTAGATATTAATGCATTTATATCATTCTTTGGAATGTGGATGGCAGAAGGTTTTGCAAGTAAATCAGCTAGACTATTACAAGTTAATTTTGCAGCACATAAACAAAGGATTAAAGATGAATTAACAAGAGTTTGTAAAATTTTAAATTTTGAAATTACAAAGAAGAAAGATAATCAAAATGCAGATGAATTAAATATATGGAGTGTTTCAGATAAAAAATTAATAAGATATATGGAAAATTTAAGCGTAGGTGCTACAAATAAATATCTTCCAGATTGGGTATGGAATTTAAACAAAGAACAATCTAATATATTAATAGATTCAATGATTCTAGGAGATGGTCATTATATGAAAGATACAATTACAAGAAGATATGATACTTCATCAATTCAATTAGCAAATGATTTTCAAAAATTGTGTTTACATGCAGGAATATCAGCATCATTAAAACTTAAATATAAATCAGGTCACAAAACAATAATTAAATGTGAAGGAAGAGAAGGTGAAACTATAACATCAACCTCAAATGCTTATAGACTAACGCTTATTACAAAAAAAAATAATCCACTTGTAAATAAAAATGTAAATCAGGATAAATATATTAATTATAAAGGTAAAGTATATTGTTGCAGAGTTCCAGGCGATGGAGTAATTTATGTTAGAAGAAATGGTATTCCAGTATGGTGTGGTCAAAGCCGCCATGGACAGAAGGGAACAATTGGATTAACATTAAATCAAGCTGACATGCCTTTTACCAAGGAGGGTATAAGTCCGGATGTAATTATCAATCCGAACGCCATTCCAAGTCGTATGACAGTTGCACAACTAGTTGAATGTTTAATAGGTAAAGTAGCAGCAATTAATGGAACTGAAGCAGATGGAACATCGTTTACGATGATAGATGTTGAAAAGATAAAGGATGATTTAGAAAAATTAGGATATGAAAGAAATGGAATGGAATACTTATACAATGGTATAACAGGTGAAAGAATGAAAGCTCAAATTTTCATTGGACCTACATTTTATCAGAGATTAAAACATCTAGTAAGTGATAAATTGCACAGTAGAAGTCGTGGAATTGTAACAATGCTTACAAGACAGCCACCAGAAGGAAGATCTAAAGACGGAGGTTTAAGATGTGGAGAAATGGAACGTGATTCTATTATATCACACGGTATGAGTAAATTTTTAAAAGAAAGATTTTTAGATGTATCTGATGCATATTCATGTTACGTATGTGATATATGTGGATTATTTGCTCAAAGAATAAAACATAAAAACAAGTCATATCCAAGTGATAATGATATATATCAATGTGAATCATGTAAAAATAAAACAAAAATATCAAAAATAATTATACCTTATGCATTTAAATTATTAATACAAGAGTTAATGTCAATGAATATAGCTCCAAGAATAAGAACAACCGAGTATGAGTCATAATTATTAAAAATTAAAATTTTAAAATATAGATTTTTAAATAGTAATATTATTTTTTTAAATTAAATAATATTAAATAATATTAAATAATATTAATGTATTAATAATATGATTGAAAAAGAGTATAATAATATAGAAACTGTTAATATAGAATGTAAAATATGTTTAGAAATTGATGAAATAGATAACATGTTAAGTCCATGTGATTGCAATGGTACATTAAAATATATACATTTAGAATGTTTAGAAAAATCATTAAATATTAGTAAAGATAAAACAAAATGTGAAATATGTAATTATAAATATAAATTTATAGAAAAATTTGATTATTCACAATTTATAAAAAATTTTAATTATTTTAATATAATCATTGCAAATAATTATTTATCAATAATATTTTGTTTAGCATATCATATAAAATTTATATTTATTTTACCATTTTATTTTACATTATGTTCATTCTTGATTAATAAATATATAGATTATTTTATAGAACATAATGAAATTAAGTTATTAATAAAAAAAAATTATTTAGCACATGTATTGTATTCATTATTATATATATTTTACGAAATAATTACTTGTATTAATAATCTAAAATTTACAAATATTATTATTATTAATAATTTGTATTATTTTTCAACATTATTTTATTATATAAAATT